TTGTAGGTCCAAGCGGCGTATTGCCGCCAACATCCAAGACATTGCCGAATTGCGTTGCGCCGCCTTGTAGTGCACCAAACAATCCGCCTTGATGCCATGGAACTGGTTGCTGCCACGGGTTGGCGCCAGGGCCGCCCGGCGCATACCCTGCGTTGGCGCCCGCGAGCGTCGGCGCAACGCCAGTGTATGGGCCGTTCGAACCGGGCAAGTGCGCATTGGCTTGCGCTTGTGCGTAAGAATGCGCGCCCGGCAGATTCAACGCCTGCGCTATGGGGTCTATGCTTGCGATCTTGGAGAAGAAGTTATTGCCACTCATACTTGAAACGGACTCGCGCCGCCTGTTGAACTACCACCATACTGACTACCAATCGGGTTAATCTGCGCCTTGCGATTAGCCGCCGCAAGTTGCTCGTTCTGATAAATCTGTCCGGTGCCGCTAAACAAGTTGCCGAGTGAACTCGCGTTAAACGCATTCTGTGCATTGCCAAGCGCCGTGTTCTGAGCCAAGGCAGTATCTAACCCGCGAGTGCCTGTGTAGTTGCCTTGCTGCGCCAACCCGATGAGTTGGTTCTTGGCGTTGATGTCCGACTGCTGAAGCGCAGCCTGCCCGGACTGCGCCTGCTGCGACGCTTGCAATAGCCCTTGGGAATAGTCCTTCTGTAGTTGCGTGTTGTTATCGACCGCCGCTGAGCCGCCCGTCAATCCACTTCGTGCGTTCGCGAACTTCAAGTTCCGCGCGTTGACGGCTTCCTGGTTATTAACTTGTCCAGTGAGGTAGTTGTTGAGATTCGTACCGTACTGCTGGTACTGAGCCTGACGCGCCGGAGTGTTATAGGCGTTATTGATCGACGCCACAGATTGTTGAATCTGTTGCTGTTGCTGCTGGTTCGCTGCATTCGCCGCATTAGCGGCAGAGTTGTTAGTTGACATCAGTGCTTGACCCGCGAGAATAGCGCGGCGTCCGCCCCATTCGCATAGTACCCATACATCGTTGCTTCCCGATTATAGCCCAGAACGCGGTACCAGTTGTAGACCTCCGGCCGGCGGTTCGCGAGCGTAATGCACTCCAACCGATGGGCTTGGCCGCTATTCAGCATCGCATCCATTGCCCGGCGGCAGATGCGTGTCACCGCGAACCAGTGCTCATTCCAAGCCGTCGGAGTCGTCAGCATGAAGTCCCGCCATACGCCGCGGCGCATCGGGACGAAGCCACCTACGCAAATCGGTTCGTCGTCCGCCTTGACGACCCACTTCGGCCCAGCCACAGTAAAATTGCCAATAGCCGCCCCATCGATGTCATACGGTTCTCCGGATACTGCCGCAATCTGATCGCGCTCATCCTGCGGCATGGCGGCGCAGATTTTGAGGAAGTCAATCATCCAAGGATCGGTGTAGACCTTAATCACCCGGTTGCTCCTGCGCCGCCCGCGGGCTGGATATAGAGGTTCGCCGCTTCCCAAGTCCATTGCTGACCGCCAGGGAAGGTCAGGATCAACGAATAGCTCGGCGCATTGATTGGAATCGGCAGCGGCTCGCCGGGTACGGTATCGGCAATCGCTATGGTGTACGGCGCCGTGACGTTCAATGAATCGACGAACGCCGGGTTATCCACAAACGTCGTCTTATCTGCTTGGTCGAACGCAATTTGCAGAATGACATCGCCATCGCCAACCAAGTCGGCGCCGACGAGCATTTTGTTGATGCCGAGCGAACCCATATCGAGGTACGGCCATTGGATGACGCCATTGAACACGACGTTATTGCCTGTGGCGCCTGCATCGTCCACTAACGTATTGGCGTCGAACTGCCACACGAGGTTCCCGGCAGTGCGCAGATAGAGAACGCTGTTCTGAATCGTCCAGTCGGTTATCGTATCGGGGAAAGTATACCTACTCCACGACTTGATGCCCTGCGCGCCGTTGATCGTGAACACGAAAGCCTGCGGCCCGAAGATGAGCCAATACTGCCCGCGGCCGGGATAGTAGAGCGACAGAGGATCGAACGTCGGACTGCCGCTGCCTGGTGCCGTGAGCGTGATGAAAACGTTCCCCGCGACGGGGAATGGATATGCCGTGGTTGCTGCACCCCAGTAGAACTGAGTAATGTTTGCGCCAGGGTTATAACTGACCGCCGCTTGTGATCCTAAGAGTGTGTAGGGATTGCCAGCAGTATCGGCGCCCTGAACCGACAGAAGTGCCGACGCTGCGATATTCCCGAAGAAGTATAAGAAAAAGTCGGTGACGTTCGTTGTGTCTTGGTTGCCGGTGACGCCAGCAACTGGAATGCTGCCGAAGTTTGCCGGGGTGATTGAGCCGCCAGTTGTCAGGAGGTTAGCGAACGATGAAGTAGAAAGCGTCGCGTTGACATAGCCACCGGCGGTCGTTAGAAGCTTATAAACGTCGGCACAAGTGACATTGAAAACCGTCGCAGCGTTGCCGCCCTTAAGCTGCGCGATGACGAGAGGGTCAATCGGCTGCCCGGTGTTTCCTATTTGCATGTTGGCAGTAGCACCAACCGTGCCTAAGTTGCGAACGCCGACTTCTGTCAGGAACAACAAATCGTTAGCGACGCTTTGCGCAGCGCGCGGATAGATGCTCCCGACTGGCTGCGCATCGAGTAGAGCCATGTTCGACGGGTCTGGGTCGATCTGCCACATCTGATAGCCGTTAGAGTTGAACGCCATCAGGTTCGAGCGGTAGAGCGCGAGCATGGCGACAGGATTATCGCCATAGTTGTTGAGCCCGGTTGGTAAGTATCCAGCGTTATTCGTGCTGGACCAATCCGTAGGATCGATCGCCGCGGAGAAATCCACGATATCTTTGTCGCCTGCGAAGACGTGCGATGCACCGAGCACAACGGCGTTCGTGTTAGGACACTTCGGGTCTGTAATCTGCCGGCTGATGCAGACCCAGGACATGCTGCACGACGTAATGACCGAGCCATTGATATCGGTGAACGAACTGGAGTCGTAAACATGGTTGCCGACGGCCGTCGGGAATGTCGGCGGGTTGGCGCCGGAGAGCATGAGGGGAATCGCTTCCCACGTAATGATTGAGGTACCAACCGCATCCCAAGTCACGCCGCCATCAATGATCGTCGCGTTAGCAGAAGTCGGCCAAACCGGTTGCGTCTGCCCAGAGCTAGCCGGATTCGCTTGAACCGCTTCAAAGAGGAAATTGCTGATCGCCGTCGGCTGTTCCAAGCTCCAAGTCACAAGGTCTGCAAATCCTGTGTTGCGGGAGTTGGTGCCGCTACCCGCGCCTAGCGCGACGCGAACACGAGCCGCGGTAGCTGGCGCGATTCCCGCCACTGAGGACTTGCGATAGCCGCCGCCTTCCTGATGTACGCCGACCGATGAACTAATAAGCACATCCGCCGACGTATACCAGTTCAATTGAATCCACAAATCGAGATTGGCGCCGATGTTGTTCGGGTTCAAATACGCCGATGCGGTCACCGATTGCCCTGGCGTCACCACACCGAAGTTCGTCATCGTCGCAAAATCGCCGCCGGCCGACATGTTACCGGTCGGTATCTGAATGCAACTTAAACCCTGATACTGTCCGGTGTTCGTGAATGCCCACGGCGTAGTGCCAGAGAACGTCCAATTGCCGTCATTGCCTGCCTCAAAATCACCATTCGGAATGGCATTGATGAACGCCCCCTGCGTCGTGCTGGGCTTCACCACTGCGCCCGGCGCGTAGAGTGTTCCGGCTTGCCACGTCGTGACTTTGGTCGATGCTAGAGTCGGCAGCGTGAGCGCAGACGATAGCGGCGTGCCTCCGTTGGCAATCGTGCCTGAGTTCCCATATCGATCAGTAATGTTCTTCCCAAGAGGCTGTGCGCCACTTGCCGTAGCCGTTGTCTGCGTAGTCCCGGCGTCAGTAACGGATGTATCGAAGTCGCCGAATTCCTGAATGATGCCTGCTGATACCGTCGGCCATACAGGTTCGCTCGCACCTGTGTGCGCCCCGTAGGGAGTCTGAGCGAACGGTGCAGATGGGGGGGTGAAGTTGGCAGTATAAAGCGCTACGCCATTCGTGACGCGAACTTCATCGACGTTTCCGGTGAAGAAATTGGTTGCGCCGATGCCAGAGTTTTTTCGTGCTCCAATATTTAAATGCGCAGTAACAAGGGGGTTAGGACGAACTGTGAAAGCGAACGGGGATTGCGCCGGCTGAATGCCATTGACAAACACGTACCCTGTGGTGCCCTTACAAACAATCGCAATATGGTTCCACGTATTGTCAACTATTCCTGTCG